CGTTTTTTTCCGTTACTTTAGTAGCGTCAGTAATACTTTTAATTTGTTCTGGACTAAGTTTGGAATTATCGACCATCTTATCAGTCAAAATCTTCATTGCATTCTCATCCATACCAGATTTACCTAATTTTTCACCAATTCCCGATAAGGTCTCATTAATATCTGTATTATCTCCTCCACTACCAATTTGTTCATATAATTTATTAAAATCAGGACTCATTTTATTAGCCAGTTCCTCTATATCTTTAGACATGATTGATAATCCAACACTTTTAGGTTCTTGTGTTTGAGATTGAGGTTGTTGTGTTTGAGGTTGTTGTATTATGTTTTTTTCTGTTACATTAGAAGCGTCAGTAAGAGTTTTAATTTGATCCTGATTAAGTTTAGAATTGTCAACGACCATATCGGTAAACATCTTAATTCTTTCATCATTCCCACCTAATTTATCACCTATTTTAGTACCGAGTTCCGATAACGTGTCATTAATTTCAGTTTGATCACCGCCAATTTGTTTTTTTAAGTTATTATAATCAGGTTTAATATTTTTAGCCAATTCCTCTATATCTTTGGGTTTTATTCCCGATACAACAGTTTTAGGTTCTTGTGTTTGTTGTTGAGATATCTGCGGTTGTTGTGTTTCGTTTTTATCTGTTACTTTAGTGGCGTCGGTAAGAGTTTTAATTTGGGTTTGACTAAGTTCAGCATTCTTACCTAACATATCGGTAATTTCTTTAATTGAATTCTCATCCGTACCAGATTTACCTAATCGTTCACCTATTTTTGATAACTTCACACTAACTTCCTCTTCATTACCACCTCCACTACCAATTTGTTCATATAATTTATTAAAATCAGGACTCATTTTATTAGCCAGTTCCTCTATATCTTTAGGTGCAATTGTTGATATAGCGCTTTTAGGTTCTTGTGTTTGAGATTGAGTTTGTTGTGTTTGAGGTTGTTGTATTGTGTTTTTTTCTGTTACATTAGTAGCATCAGTAATACTTTTAATTTGGTCGTCAGTAATTGTGGTTTTACTATTAAGCGTATCCATAAACGTCTTCATTGACTTCTCGTCCATACCTGATTCACCTATTTTAGTACCGAGTTCCGATAACGTCTTATTAATTTCAATTTGGTCACCACCACCTCCAATATGTTTTTTTAATTTATCATAATCAGGTTTTATATTTTTACCTAATTCATCCATATCTTTGGTCGTTATTGTCGACGCAACAATTTTAGGCGCTTGTGTTTGTTGTTGTGTTTGTGGTTTTTTTTCTGATGTTGTCTGAATTGTGTTTGATGATGGTTGATTACCAACATGAGTGAACATTTCTATTTGCTCTTTTGTAAGTTGAACAGTATCTCCAACCAATCCCATAAGCCTTTTCATCGCCTCATCGTTCACACCACCTAATGTCGCTTGGATTTTTTTTCCTGTTTTTTCCGCCCCTTTTTTATCACCACTCGCCATTTGTTGTGCGAAAGTTTTAAAATCACCTAACATTTTATTTGCCAAATCTCTAACTTCACCAGGTTTTATTAATTCACCCGCTTTATCGGCAGCGCCTGACTCTATGTTATATCCCGCCCTCCTAACTCCTTGACCACCGGCAGACCCAAACAGTCCCGCTTTAGGTGCGGTTGCGGTTGATGTAACCGCATTTGCGATACGATTTAATGCGGTTAATTGTTCTTTAGCAATATCTTCTAACTGTTTTGGTTTTGAAGATTCTGATAATGTTTTTATATCTTCCTCCGATAATTCAGTTATCGCTTTCTCCTTCATTATTCCTGTTTTAAACCCCTGTGCGTCTTTTTGTTCGACCATTACGGAATACTTACCATCACGGAGTTCGGACATATTAGCAATCATTTGTTTCTGTTCCTCACTCATAGGTCCGGTATCTAAAGTTGGGAATCTGATTTCACTCATCTTTTTAGTTAACTCGGAACTACCTAACGCCATTCTTGCTAATTCATCGGCACCTAATCCAAGTTCTTTACCAATTTCCCTCATCTGTCTTTGAGCTCCTGGAAGTATTTGGAATTTTTGATTTTTTTCATCAAAATATGTGAACTGTTTAGTCATTTCAACTATTTGATTTTGTAATTCCGCAGGATTGTTTTGACCCATATCCATTAACGCCAATGGGTCTAATAAGGCACTTGTTGAAACTCCTAATCTTTGTAATGATGCCGCCATATCAATGGCCTTTTCAGGGCTAAATAATTCTTCGGAAATTGAGAACATTTTACTCATATTAACACCGAATAATGCGGACTGGGAAACCATTTTAGTTAACCCTTGTATCCCATTATCAAAATTATATAGATTTAAATTTTTTAGATTCTCAACAACCCCTTTACTAACTTCCGCAGTATTTACACCAATACTTCTAGTGTAATCTGTGACTTTCTGCATTTCTCTTGGTATCGCACTTAAGGAGAATCCCGCCTCCTTAAAGTTCTTAACTAATAGTTCGGAAGGAACATTAGTCGCTTCCATCGCAACCGCAATACCTTCTATTTCTTTAGCATTTCCAACTAAACTTCGACTTGTCGCATCTGATATATCCCCAACAATTTTGGCACTTCTAGCCAGTGCTTCCTCATATGAATATATTCCTTTGGAGAATTTTAGGATTTCGGTCGCCGATTGAGTGATTGAGGTCTCCATCTCAATGGTTCTCTCTCTACCCATACCGGTATTTTTAACAAACTCAGCGGATAATTCGTCTAATTTCCTCCAAGTGGAAGTAAAATCGGTTGCCGCTTCAGCCGTTTTGGTCATAGCCTCTGTGGCCGAGTCCCACACAGTTTTAGTATCTGTTGCTAAATTTGTTGTAGATGCGGTGGATGCGTGTAACATATATTATTATTTAATCATAAATAGATAGATTATTCATTTTTTGGAGTATTCTCCTCTATCAATTTATCAATAAAGTATCTCCTAATATATGTTGGTAGTATTAGATAATCCCTATAAGAAAGATGTAAGTGTTTTGATAAGTGATAAAACTCATCAATCAATGATTTAGCGTAATCAGAAGAACGGACGAAAAAACTCCACCCCGAATGCAATGTTTACCATTACTTTTTCTCCTGACGGGGCGGTTACTTCTCTAGTTAAGTCCAATCCTGGCTCATTTTCATTCATAAAGGCTCTAATGTGTTTTGAGTCCATTATTGGCATACTCTCAACAAACTTAGCAATCATACCTTTATCCGTATCTCCGTCAATAGATACGATTTGTTTCATCAATCTCCAAGTAACCGTAGGTGCTACTCTACCTGATGGATAATCAGTCGCCATTCTATCCAACTCTAATGATTCACCCAATGATATTGGTTTTAATTTAATTGTATTACCACTTCTAGGTAATTTTGTTTGTAAAGTTCCGTCTTCATTAGGTTGAACATTACATTTTTTAATATTTAATTCGTCTAAAACAATTTTAGCGTCAAACTTCTTTCCTGTCTGCGGATCAGTTAACGCAACATTATATTCAGGTCCGAATGAAGTATTTCTTAGGAAGATTAGTATAGCCTCAACATCGCTATTTAATAGTTCTTCCGGTCTTAAATCTGATTCGTAAATTTTATTCCTTAGTAAGGAGATAACGATACCATCTTTACCCGAAGAATTGGCCGCTCCGATTAAGATATTTTCATCAGATGCGGTTAGATAACCGACCTTAACCGATTTCTTTTTGATTTATAGAAAATACCACCTGTTGGTAGTTGTACCACATCATGTGGTAAAGAAAAATCCATTTGTCCGTATGTTGCACTTTGATCCATAATAATTATTTTTTAAATAATAATAGTTAGTATCTTTTTTAAGTGAACAATAAATAACGACAATAGATATAAAATAAAATCCATACACCATCATATTATGATGAATGTATGGATTTATAATGTTTGATATCGTATTTTAGTAAACTAAGATACAACGATCCATTCTTAACTGAGCCGTGATTGAAGCTAACGCATCCGCATTGTAAGCCAATGTATCAAAGTTAACATCTTGTAACCAAGTTCCTTCTAATATCCATTTCTCAACAACAACTCCTGTTGGATCTAACATCTCAAGGTCTACGTTTTTCTTGTATCCCGCAGCGTAACCCATACGACCTGTAACGGATTCAGCACATAGACGAACCCACTCCATTAACGCTTGTGACGCTGATGGTCCAATTGGGTCTCTGAATTTAACATTTATTTGTCCCCAAAGAAATCTACCCGCAACATAAGTTGAAGTGTTTAGGAAAGGTATCTCTGTAGCATTTATTGTTATATGCGGTCTAGCGGTTGATTCAACAAACCATTCGTTGATACCCAAGGTTGATGGAAATCTTAATATAAACCTGTTTTGTCTTTTAGGTTCATACGGTATGGGCATTTTCATTAATAAATCAGCCATGTTTTCTTATTTTTTTTTGTTAGTTTATTTTAGTTATATATAAATATTACTATTAGTAATTTTTTTTATTTTTTTATGTATTTTAATATTTCTTTTTTACTCCCCCAGCAGTGGAGTAAGTTGTTACTATATTTTCAGGGTCTTTTTCAAAATGTTGTTTCATTGTTTCAACATTTCTAATATCATCATCTGAAAATCCTATTGTTGGTTCAGGTACGAAATTATTACTTATATCATTTTTAAAGAACGCTTTTTTACCAATCTCTCTTGATTTTTCTTTAATAAAAGAAACGAATTCTTCCATTGCCTTTATTTTTGCTTCTTCAGGACTAGTTTCATTTCCACCACCATAACTTACAGGATAGAATTTACATAAATCAAGATATTCTTTTATCATATCTATTTTTGACGTTTCTTCTCCCATATCAGCCAAGTCACGATACTTTTCTAAGTTTCTAACTAACTCATCGGATGAAATCCCATTATGATCAGATACTATAAGATTATAACAAGCCTCTTTAAGAACTGATGGTGTATGTCCTCTCGCAGTTACGATTGCGAATATTGAACCGTTATTAATCGCCTCCACAAAATCAGACCAAGCCGGACCTGGTTTGGCTAACATTGCGTCAATAATAAATTGTTTATCTCCCTTAACATTAAAGTTTTGGAATGGTTCTTCTCCGTAACCTACAATATCCTCTCCTTTATATTTGAAATCTTCCTTACCTATGATTGAACGATAATGAGCGAAATCCTCAGTACTCATACCAACAGTATCACCTTCTTTATTTTTAAGGATAATTTTTGTCGGCATTGATGCTATGTTATCGTCCCAATCAAAAGCGTAATACTTCATATCAGGAGATCCGGTCTCTGTAATACCTTCCATTACAGAGACCGTTCTTCTATTTTTTAAATTAATCATCATTTAATCAATTTGTCAATTAATCTTTCTAATTGTTTCTCGGTCAAAATTATTGACCTTGATTTATTTTTGGATTCTTTGACACTTTTTACCTTTTTATTATTTTCCATAAATATTAGATATTTTCAAATGACGCTCCAGTTGGAGTAATGTAGAATGTAATGTCAATGAATTCCAACGCTCTTGTTGGTTTAACATAAATTGAACCTACTAATCTATTATTATCCAAATCTTCAGGTGAATTTGAAACAGTTACCCTGAAATCGTATAAACCTCTATCTCTTCTGATCGCATCCAAGATTGGATTAACAGAGTCCAAGAATTGTTGTCTTACAATATCATCGTTTTGTTCAAATAACAATCTCACAGAAACCGCAGATATCAACTTACGAGCTTGTAATAACAATCTTCTTACGTTGATTCTATCAAGAGCTGATTGTTTAACTTGTAGAGTTTTATTACCCCAAATTACAGTACCAACATCAGAGAAAGTTGCGATTGGGTTAATTCTTCCTTCATACAAGGTATCTCTATCTTCTTGTGATAGTTTCTTTCTCGCCTTAACCGCATTTACAATACCTCTTGTGTAACCCGCAGTTGCGAACCAAGGGAAAGCAATATTGTCAGTTAACGCCAAGTTTCTTGTTACCTCAGCAGTTGGTGGAATATAAATCTGTGTATTGTTAACCGTATCTCTTGTTAATACCCAAGGGTAGTAAGTAGCCGTGTAGTTAGAATCAATACCTGAGTTATATAGGTTATCAATCGCATCTTGTGGTAAGATTTGGTATTGGTCAACACCTGTTGTAGGTGTGAATAAATCGTAGTCAGGTGTTGTTACAATATAAATAGAATCCGCTCTATCTAACTCAACCATTGTGATTGCGTTTTCAGTTAAGTTTGAATTATTAACATAATCAACCCCAGGAGTAACGAATACATTTATATTTACCGCTTCAGGGTTCGCGAAAGTTCTTATACCCAATAGGTAAGCGTAATAGTCAGTATTTGCCCAATCAACCGAGTTTTGGTCTATTGTGATTTTTCTAAATAATCCATCTCCTGTTGCGGTTGGGTATCTGTCGCTATAACAAGCACCTTTCTTATAACCAGACGCTCCGAGTACGAATCTATCTTCATTTGTTCTCGATTCTCTGTATATATCCCAACCATCAAAACCGCCATAAGGTAATACTGTGAATTTTCTTGCGAAAACTCTAAAGTAAGGATTTTCTTGATTTTCAGGGTCAGATTGGAAAGAAGCATCACCAACTTCAAATGCCGTTGTTCCGCTTGTGTAAAAACTATTAGATATAGTAACCGCACTAGCATCTTTATCCATATGGAAACCTTTTGTTTTGTAATTCCAATTATTAAATTCACTAGCGTCAGTAATATTACATAAATCTAAAGGATTTTGTTTACCCTTATATTCTAAGAAATCAGAATCGATACCTATCTTATCAGAGAAACCTAAATAAGTTCTTCTAACATTATCACCTGAAGATGTTGTTGAGTTATCCGATCCGGTGCTAGTTCCAAAAGGTGGATTATAAACAACTTCACCTGGAAAGTCATACTTAGTTTTGTAGACCGCGAATGGTGGTGTTACTCCACTTGTATATTCTCTCATTATATAACCCTCGAATCCACAAGGAATTGCGTCAACCGGTGCGTTCTCATTAACCTCAACCATAATGTATTTTGAAATTAATACGTATTCACCATTTGATGAACCTATTTTCTTAGCAACGTAGTTATTCAGATTTGGATTCATTGAACAGTTTGTAAACTTCTCAACGACGACAGGATTTGCATCTGTATCATAGAAATCTCTAACTAATACATCGAACGTACCATTCGCAAATGACATATTTGCTAATGAAATTTTCACTTCAGTGTTTGCCGCATTACCGTCAGAAATTAATATGAATTTAAATAACTCATAAATAGAGTTACCTCGTAATTCGGAAACAACCCAAGGTGTTGATGGTGTTTGATATTGCTCTAAGTAGTTAGCGATTGACGTAGCATTACCACTTCTCGCATCGTCTAAAGCAATTAAATCACAACTTAATCCTCTGATGTAACCTTTATTATATGCCCATCTTAACATTGATGTATATCTTTCTTCAACAAAAATTGGGAAGTCGGTTCTTGATTTATCAAAGTTTCCTGTACCAAATACTTTTGTAATAAAATTCGTATTTGAGTTATCCATTGATGTTTCAAATTCAAAAGTTTGACTATTTTTAGTAATACCTGAAATTTTGAATGTTGAAAATGGGTTCTTAGTAACCGCAGAATAAGAACCTGTACAAATCATATTAACATCTGATGTTCCTGATACTTGATAAACAGGACCATTATCTGAACTGTAAGTAGCTAAACCTCTTGATCTTAATGTAGATACAACAACATTGTCATATTCAGTAAATGATGTACCACTGAAAGATTGGAGATTTAGATAAAATTTACCCTCCCAACTCCCGCGAGCATTGAAATATGTTAAAGGATTCGCATCTTGTACAATATAGAAAGATAATCCATTATAAGCCCCACTACTATTGGTGAATGTTGCGTAGTACCAAGGATCATTTAATGGACTCGCTAATGTATTACCCGACAGTGTGATACTTGGGACACCAAAAGCGTTTGTTTCTCCAGTATAACTGGATAAACCAGCATATACCGAATCTGTTTGTGGTCCCCAATAAACTATTTTAGGTATATTTGAACCAATATTTGTAGTTTGTTTATATCTAATTAAACTTAAAATCCAATTATTAATGTCTTCTCTGAATGTTGAAGTACTTCCATCAAACAACTGATACGGTATGTCGAGTAAAGTTAATATATCATTAGGTATATCACTTTCCTGAAGTTGGAAAGTAAAATCCGAAATAGAAGTACCTGTTTGAATACCGACACCACTAAAATCAATCTGTGATGATTGAACCACAGTCCCTACAGGAGCAACAGTTGATGAATCAACATTCGCAATTGTTTTTATTGACCAAGACGGTCCAGCGTCATAACCAGATAATCCTAATATCCTTGATACGAATAATTGGTTAGATTGTTGTAAATATGATTTAGCAATATATGCCGCTTCATATTTAGGGATTTGTGTATTCACAAACTTTTCTGGTGATGTACCACCAAATATTGTTGTGAATTCGTCAAAATTTTTGACGAATATAGGTTCAAATGCGGGTCCTTTTAGTGTTTCCCCCACAATACCTAATGTTGTAACACCAACGCTCGAGGCCACGAAGCTTAAATCTACTTCTGATGTGTAAACCCCAGGTGAAACGAATACTTTTGTATTTGCCATTTTTTATAAAGTTATTTTGGTTTATTTTAATAATAAATATTATCAAAAAAAGCAAAAACTTTACTTATCACAAACTATTTATATTTTAGGTAGATTATTTTCTGCCTTTTATCTATATATGGGCTCAGACAGTAATAAAATCAAGAATTTAAAAATTTCGGAAGAGGCTCACGATATATTAAAAAAATATTGTGACAAAAGAGGTGTTAAAATTTATAGGTTTTTGGAGAATTTAATAAGAGAAAAATGCTCCGAAGGTAAAGACATCTACGGCGAAAATTAAATGTTAAACAATTCGTAAGTTATTGTTGATTCCAAATTATCATCAACTTTAATAACCGTAAATGTTACAACATCATTCGTGCTTATTTGTATGGTGTCCAAATCTGACCCAAAATAATCCCCATTTATGGTAACATCAAAAGATGCTATATTTGTTGTTCCAATTAATGAAGCGGAGTTTGATGAATTAAATGTTTGAGTAACCGAAGTTGTTCCTGACGGTAATTTTAATTTTAATTCGGAGGTTTGAGGTATTTCATTTCTACCTCCACTTCTTTTTATTATTGATCCTCCATCCGATTCAAATACTTGAACAAATCTATTGACTGCCGGTGAAACAATAAATTCGTTTTCATCAATCAAGAATCCCATCATAAGGAATTCGTAACTCTGAACATAATACTTTCTCTTATCCAAATCCATAACGGATTCATCTGTTATGTTATTCCACACAATTGGTATGTAATGACCTTTTATTGTAGTATATGCTTGTCTTGATGCGAATTTCTCCAATATTAATTTATTAAATTGGTTTAATTCCCTCATTCTATTACAAATAATCTTTACATTATATGTAATATCCACCGGAACTGGTTGTGGTATCTTATATACGTCAGCTCCCATTTTGTTTCCATCCCAAGTGGGTACGGTGGCGTAGTAATATTGTCTTCTGTTTGGTATATTATATAGTAATGCGGGATTTGTTCCGAATTTAACTTCAGGAACTCTTACCGTTGTTACGAATGGTGGTTTGGCATTGAAATCCAAGTCAACAAAGTTCCAAGTTTCCGTGAATTGAGCCCAATTCTGTGTTGTTATAATTATATCAACAACGGGAACTAATGTTCCGTCAACAACTAATCTAAGTTCATCCCTAACAAAATCCATAAACCCCCTATCCAAATCGGCATGAAGAATTGATTTTGGTAAAAATGTTCCATCTTGGTTAATTTTATCCAATAACTCTTGTCTTCTCGGATATAATGTCTTTGAAGTTGTAAGTGGTATATACTTTTTTATTTTTTTGGGGAAAGCCATAATTATAATCCTCTAAATTCGTTTTCACTTACAGGTGTAGCAATTATGGTCCTGTAAAAGGGTTTGTAACCCGCATATGTGTGTTTATTATCAGAAACAATACGACCATCATCGGCAACCGAATAGTATCTAACTCTTGTTTCAGTTTCATAATAACCAATATAATCACCCATCGCTATATCAATACCCAATTCATCCAAATGTTTTTGGTATACCGATATTCTCGCGTTTCCAGGTTCGGTTTGTTCAATTTTTGAATTACCCAAGTTTTTTGATGTTGGTGGTTGTATTTGTAAATACGCCTTAAATTCTACGGGAGTTTTAAATTGCACCCCATCGGAACTTACCTCACCATATACATCATCTTTCTTCGTTTTATGTCTATCAATGCTATATAATACCATTGTGAAATTCATATCACCCTCAAGCCATTCAGACCCCATTGAGATGTCTAATGCGTAATCTTCACCTCCGAAGAACTTACCTAATCTTGTAATTGGAACTTTCTTTGCCATATTATTGATAAATATACATTTATTTGTTATTTTTAATAAAAAGTTATCATTGGAAAGTTCCGCAATTTTTGAACAGAAGGCGTTAGAGATTTTAAATACTTACGAGGGAGGGAATAACTATATCCTTAAATTAAAACAACAACAACAAAATAATAAGAAGTTTTACCCCACAAGATCACAATCAGATTATATTATCACTTATCATAATGAAACCCCAAAAATAGCAAGAAGGTGGGTTGATTTGGATCCGTACTTCGCAAAGAAATTTGCCGATGAAAAGTTATTCAGGGAAATACCCGATAAGATATGGGTTGAGAAATTATTAATTGAGAAAGAAAAGTCGTATCATATTTGGGGTAAGTTTTTTGAGAATGAGGAGATTCACGATATATGGATGCCGAAAGGTGCGTTAATTAAAACTCATACGGTAGAAAAAGTTGACATTGATTATACAAAATATTCTCATCGTCCCCCACTTACACACCAAATAGAGGCAATTGAGAAACTAGCAGGTAGTAAGAGATATATTCTTGCCGATGATATGGGTTTGGGTAAAACAACCTCAACTATTATCGCAGTATTAGAAACGGGGGCTAAGAAAATTTTAATTATTTGCCCCGCATCACTAAAATTAAATTGGGAAAGAGAGATACGGAACTATACAGATAAGAGTGTTTATATTTGTGAGGGTAAACATTTCTCATCCGAAGAGGATTTTGTAATTATTAATTATGATATCATAAAAAACTTTCACGATATAAAGGACAAAGAAAATTCGCAGATATTAAAAGCTCATTTTGACCTTGTTATTATAGATGAGGCGCATTATATAAAGAATGCTCAAGCCCAAAGAACCAAACTAATCAATAACTTTGTTAAAGATGTTAAGAGATTATGGTTACTAACAGGAACTCCAATAACATCAAGACCAATTGATTATTTTAACTTATTAAGTTTGGTTGAGTCACCCGTTGCTCAGAATTGGATGGCATATGTTATTAGATTTTGTGAGGGTTATCAATTTAGAGCGGGTCAAAGAAAGGTTTGGAATGTGTCAGGGGCATCCAATTTGGA